TGTACAATCAATACACCAATTACCAAATATACCACCACTATCGGCAAGTGAACCAGTTGATGTACAATTTCGAGCAGTGCAGTTATGACAATCTGTTCCGAAACATCCACCACCAGTTACAACTGCACCCGTTGTAAAACAATTAAGCATTGTACAATTTTTAAAAAACTTTGCGCAAATCCATCCACCCTCGGTTGCCAATGTTCCGGTACTAACTAACGTTATATTTTGTATAACAATGTTTTCATGTGCTGTGTCAGGTGAATCAGAATTTTGAACTAGTCCAAGAAAATCAGTTGCAGATATATTTATTATATTATTCATGCCATCAATTGTTATATTTGCAGATTCTAATATAAATCTTAAATCATCTTCTTCTGGTGGAACTGTTGCCGTAAAATTTAAATAAACAATTTTCATGGTATCGGATGTATTATTTAATCTAATTGGTCTATCAGCAATAGTTGTCTCATCATATGTTAATGTAGTACCATCATAAGTTAGAGTTATATCTGTAGAAAAATTTAATACACTAGTCATTTTGCCTTATAAACTACCAACTTATAATTTTAGAGCTTCTAAATTTGTGATCCATATTGATTTATATCTTCTATAGGTTACAACAAAAGTAGAAATATTTGATTGTATTCGCGTAGTACCCAATTCTACAGTCACATCAATATCATGATCTTTTATAGTGTATCCATAAATATTGGAATTTATAGTTTCATCTGTCTCTTGTTCATCTTTATAATATCCTAACACTGTTTTTATAGTAATCACATCATCAATTACTTCCTGCATATCACCAATTATATATGCATAATCATATCCACTTGGAATTCTTTTTATTTCACTGTGTAATGTCAATAGGGGAGGAAAATTTACACCTGTTCTAGTCCAGTGATCATCACTGTCAATTTCAATAGTGGACACTGCATTATTATTGTTCCATGGACCATTTTCGGCAATGCAATTAGTAATTGTAAATAATACAATATTATTACCTGGATCATATAAATGTTCGGCAACTGTATAACAATTAGTTAATATAATAGCACTAGCAGATAATCCGACTAAACCACCTGCTGTGCCAGTGATTGATCCAGCAGCATAACAATTTATGAGTGTGCAATCGCTATTCCCATATCCCAAAATTCCGCCACCACTATCACTAATATTTCCGACAGAATAGCAATGTGTGATAGTAACATCAGTACTGCCATATCCGACAATTCCGCCACCATATGGTCCAATATTACCTATAGAATAGCAATCATTAACCTCTAAATGACGACCTTGATAAAAAATTCCGCCACAATATGTCCCAATTTTTCCCGCAGAAAAACATCCAGTTGCTACACAGACTGATGTATCAGAACCAGCATTACAGTTATTTGCAAAAATTCCTCCACTTGCACCACTTCCAGCACTACCATATAAATCACCAAGCGAATAACAGTCAATTGCTTCACATATACAATTTTCAGCAGATTCATTACAGTTGGGACCAAATATGCCACCACATGAAAAAACAAGACTTGAAGTTAGATGAATTCCTCCAATAGGGCCTGTGCTGTAACATTTGTTAGCTGTGCATGTTAAATTACTTTTTCCCTGATTGCATGTGGTTCCAAAAATTCCACCTGCATAAGATGTTATAATTCCAGTTGTATAACATAAAATTGCACTGCATCCAAATGTGTATTGTCCAAAAATACCTCCTCCATAATCAATATTTCCGGTTGTATGACATGATGTGGCAGTACAATTATCACATGTGTTTCCAAATATTCCACCACCACTATATATTTCACCAGTTGTGAAACAATTTGTCGCAGTACATGTATCACAATTTGATCCGAACAAACCACCACCATAATTAATGGGTAAATAAGATGAACAATTTATCATTTGACAATTGCCAAAATAACGTCCACATATCCATCCTGCACCTGTAGCTAGTGTTCCATTCCCACTAACAGTAATATTTCTGACAATTATTAGATTATATGGAATATCTTCACTTGTTCCATTGCATATCAATCCACTATAACTAAAAGCATTTATAACTTTTGGTATATTGTCACCATCAATCAAAATATTGTTGGAACCAATGATAAAATAAATTGATGCATCAATAGTATGTGTAAAAATTAGATGCACTACTAATGCACTATCCATGGGTGTTGAATTAATAAGTGTAACAGGAAATGATGTTATTGCCACAGGAGACATTGATACTGCCGGTTCAATGTATACAAATTGAGAATCGATGTAATCAATATTTATAAGTCCAGTTGTATTAATATTCATATATAATACAATATGACAATTTTGAAATTTGTTTAACGAATAAATAGTCATTTATTTCTTTGATCGTCTATTAAATTCTCTAATCAATAATTTAACATTGTTCAAATCAATATTCTATTTCTTTGATCGCTTGTTAAATTCCCTAATCAGTAATTTAACATTGTTCAAATCAATATTCTATTTCTTTGATCGCTTGTTAAATTCCCTAATCAGTAATTTAACATTGTAATCAATCACACCATCCTTGACCATTTTATTCATTTTGGCTCTTAATTCCTTATTTTCAATAATTGTCCTAATCATTTTATTCTCACTTTCTAATTGTTTCATCTTATTGTTAACTTTGCTAACCAACACATCACCACCTGTTTGTACATCATTTTTTATTAAATTTTGTTGATCAGATGTTATTTTTATTAGATCAGGATTAATATTGTCAATATCTGCAACACCCTTATATTTTTCCCTAAATTCTTTGTATGATATGAAATGTTGTCTTATCACCTCTTGTGTCAACTTAAGAGCTTTTGATATTGTGTCAATACTTTTTCCAGCTAAAACATTTTCATATATAATTTTTTTGAGTCTCAAATCCATTGATGATGTAGTTCTATTGTGTTTTGTTGCTAGCTGATCTATTTGCTGCCCTTGAGATATTTCTTTTATAAAGTTTAGTTCTTCTTCTCTAGTCCATTTTATATTTTGAGATTCCATCATATTATTACTCTGTATATTTTATAAATTAAAGCATCTATTTTTTTGTTTTATACTTATCATCAAGTGTACCTCCTGGTTTTGCATCCATATATTTCAATTTATCAGAGTTTTTTATGTTTGCTGTATTTAAATCACACACATCATTATTTTCAATGACAATATACTTTGTTTTCCCATGTTTTGCAGGTTTTATAACTTTTTTTGGTTTTTCACCATCTATAATAGCTTTTAGTTTTTCAGCTGGTGTAGTTTCAACAAGTTTTTCTTTTGGCTCAGTGGTATCCTCAATTGCTTTTAGTTTTTCTGTCGGAATGGCTTGTCCAATCATATCTCCATCATTAATAGCAGACAGTGTCAATAATTTTTCACTAATAAGTTGACATATTTTTTCCTCATATGTTTTGGCTATATAACAAATTCTTTGTATAGCTGGGGATTTGGCACCAGCTCGATTGATTCTTCCCAGAGCCTGTTTCAAGTCTGTTCCACTCCAACTGGGAGATATAATGCTCATTCTTGGGCGACCATTCAAATCATGAAGACTAATACCCACACCACCAGCCTGCATAATACAAATAATAACATGTGATTTATTATTTTGGAAATCATCAATGCAATTTTGTCTCTCTTCCATTGATTGATCACCATGAATTAAGCAATCACATTCCAAATGGTGTGCTAGATAATTCATTGTATCTTTATAATTAACAAATACAGCTACAGAATATTCATTTTCTAATGCATCTTCAATTAGATCAATCAAAATAGGAACCTTTAACATTTCTATTCTCATTCTACATCTGATAATTTGACCAAGAGCATGTGATCTTTTTTCTTTATCAGATAAATCTTCTAAAGCTTCATTGAGTTCTCTATATAATTTATCGACTTGTTCATGGTCATCAGAATAATAACATTTTGCCACAATTTGATTTTTTGGAAATAAGTCACCCAACTCACTAATTTTCATTCTGCTTCCTCTTTTGGGAAAAATAGTATTGTGAATAATTTTCAAAACAATTTCATCATCTGACATATTTTCTTTTTTGAACTTGTAAATTTCTATTTTTTTCATTTGTATTTGTCTTCTTAACCATATTTTATAACTTTTAACATCTTTATACAAATCAAATGCAACTCCAAATGGTCTAAAACAATCTATTTTATCAGTAATAGTTGCACTTAATAATAATATTTTTCGGTCACTATCTTTTGCTGACAGTAATAATCTACTAGTTGATGTTTGATGATTTTTGCATCGGTGAGCCTCATCAAATATAACAATAGTGTCGACAGGAAGTTGAAAGACATAATCATTTTTTTTACCATTTGTAATCTTATCAATAAATGGACATGTTGCCATTTCCAAATTTTCAGTATAATATTTGCATCCTTTTAACTTTTCATAATTTGATAGGCCCATAATTGGTACATTTAATTCTTTTGCTACTGAAATCCAATTATTAATAACAGATTTTGGACAAATTATAAATGGTTTTAATTTTAAAAGATTACACACTGCTATAGTCACATAAGTTTTGCCTGTTCCAGTATCAGATGCATCCAATACACAATTTTGTGTCAATAGTGCCTCATAAAGTTGAAGTGCATGTGGTACTTGATATGGTAATAATTTTTTAACAGGTTCAGTACTCATAGATAATTAATGTATAGTATTAATTTCTAAATCATGTGTTTAAATATCAAATTTTTATAATCACATGTAGTTATACAAAAATAATGTATAATAATATCATATAGTTATGTTTTCAAATACCGATGTAATTGCTCGTCTAAGAGATCATCAAAAAACAACAAATGATGCACTTCAAAGAGAAATTGACGATATATGGTTCCCAAAAACAGTCACAGTGCCATTTAATACTGAATCAACACAAGTTTATCCTGGTGGAGCAGAAGTGATAAATGCAGATGATACTGGTGATGTTGTTCTAAATACAATTGTAGAATATGATTCTGGTTCATTCAATCCAGTGGGCACAAATTTTACGTTATCACAATATTATAATGGCGATTTATTGGAAACACCATTGTCTGAAGCAGGATTAACACTTGAAGCTGCTACATACCCAGATCCAAGAGATACATCTGGTTACGTCTCAAGAACAATCTCTCGTTACACACAATTACAATGCAACGAGGAACGTGCAAGATATAATGTTACAATGTATGCTAAATTTAGAATTGGTGGAAACACTGGAACAGGTAATGCCCTCGATATTAAACCAAGACATTACTCAGATGAGGGTGATAAATATTGGAAAAGAGCTCGTTATGCATCATCCACAACTTTCAGAGATACTATTTCTGGTGCATATAATAGTCTTGATTCAGTTCATTATGATACATCAATAGTCCCAATTTTCTTTGATTGTCTTGTTGATGGATCCAGTGAATTTGGCACTAGTTTACAAGTCCCAAGAAAACAATGGGTGACTGTCACAAATGCATCAAATTGTATTACTGGTTACACTATTGATGGTGGTGGTATGGATGATGCATTGGGTCTTTACTGTGAAATGTCAACATGCGGTCATGTTGAATTATGGAGTGGTGAACAATTATCTGCATCACTGGTGTGTCCATTCAATGTGATAGTTGTAGATGGTCACATTTCATTGACCAAGTGTGATAAAATGGTTAATCATCACCATGAGGATGATCCAGTTGATTAAGTCATATGAGTAACTTTATTTTTTATCAAAAATAAAAATTTGATAAAAAATACTCAAACACAAATCTAACAGTTATAAGTATATTAGTTCAATAGATGTTGCAACCTTCGGAATCCCAATCAAAATTGTCTGTTCCGGCATTACCATCTTCACCAGAATTAAAAAAAAGTGATCATAGTGGGTCTCATTTTACTGATTCAGATAATTCCAGTGATTCAGATGATTCAGATGTTTCTAATGATTCAGATGTATTGTGTCCATTACCGTCAGATATTATGTCAAGAGGTGATAAAAGTGCATTTAGTATTCACATAGATGAATCATTCTTTTCAGACAAACCGGAAACAAAAAAAGAAGTTTATAAAAAAACACAATATAATGATCATGCTGATGTTAACTTTTCTGTATACATGGAAAATAGACCACCTATTAAGTCAGCCACACAATCAGTAAACATGATAACTGAAAGAATATTACCTATAATATATCCTAAAATCAATAAAATTTGGGTTGATAGTAGTTTGGTTACCAAATGTCAAAAATGTAATACACCTTTCACATTATTTTTTAGAAAACATCATTGTCGAGCATGTGGGTGTGTATATTGTTCAAAATGTTGCAATAAATATATTGATATACCAAATGAACTTGTGGATGTGCCAAAAGAAACATCTTATTGGTCATTCAATATGGTTTCTAATAAAAGTTTGGTTTGTTCCGATTGTTACCAAAAAATTGACAGTCTTAAAAAAGTAAATTTGTTGATTAAAATTACTGGTTTTTGTGATTTGCAAACTCTTTACAGTGTAGCTCAGGTGTCACATAATTGGAGAATTTCATCTGTACATTACTTATCAAAATTTAGAAATATTCAATATGCTTTATTAAATACCAGATATGATTCATGGGAAATTGGTATGATGTGGTCACTCAAAAATACTGTTATTAAACACAATGAGTTACTTGTCATATTACTAAAAACAACATTGCAAACTTATTTTTTAACAAATGATCCAGGAAAAATAATAGAATTATGTAAAATGTTTGAAATTATCTCTGAAAAAAAAGACAGAGAATGCTGGGTTTTAATGTGTTCAAGAAGATGTGATGCAACATTTGATATAACTGACTTTATAAATATTTTAGAATACATTTCACTATTTGATAAATACTATGATAAATTCTGGTTAAATGAACATGTTCATAAGTTATTAGAAATAATTTTGGACAAAATTGTTGTTCACTTTGATAACATGAAATTTTTAATACCATATATTAGCAAATGTTTCAGAACACTTATGAATGTAGATCATAAAATTATTAATGCTACTTTTTATGACACATTATTAGACAAATTATTTAGACATCACATAGATAATTTATTACAGGTACATATTGAATTAGACTATTTGAAAAGATCAAAGATAAAAACAAATATTGCAAAAGGAACATACAATTTTATTGTTGCAACTTCAGACTATTTGAAAAAAACATTAGATGAAAAACTAATTTATGAGGCCAGCAGTATGGTTTTGAATTTGTCTCTATTGTTGGAAAAGATAGATCCATCTGACATTATATTGCCAATGTTGTATCCATTTGATGTAAGCTATAAAATAGTAAAGATTAATAGTGTCAATGAATTGCATAGTTATACAAAACCATTATTGGTTGATGTTGAGATTGAAAAATGTGGAATCACAAAGTCAGCCAAATTTATTGTCAAAAAGGATAGTTCTGTCAGAAAGGAACAAATTGTTGCCTGTTTAATAAAAATTTTACAAACTAAATTGTTGTACCAAAGTCATAGAGGAAGATTAGAAACTTTTGAACCAGTTCCAGCATATGATATTGTAGTAGTGACTAATGAAATAGGTATTATTGATTTTGTTAATGATAGCAAGACATTGAGAGCAATACAAATGGATGGTTATACTTTACAAAATTATGTCTATGAATTCAATGAAACAATGACTCTCAATGAAATTAAAAATAGAATTATCAAAAGTTTGGCTATATCAAGTTGCATATCTTATGTATTGGGATTGGGTGACAGACATTTAGACAATATTATGATGAATAAAATGGGACAAATATTCCACATTGATTATGCACATATTATGGAAAATCCTAAAACTAATATTCTAGGTGAACCAGTTATTAAGGTCACTCGAGAAATGATTGATATACTAGGTGGTGAAAAAAGTATTTATTACAAAAGGTTTAAAACATATATTATTAAAGTATTTGATGTGTTAAGACTTTATAAACAAGTTGTATTTAGTTATTACAATATTTTAGATTTTGAGTCTCTGATCACAACTACTAATTTTTGTCAAAAGCTAGACATTAGATTTATGACGGGTGTCAGTTGTAAAGATGCAGAAATATTATTGATTAATGAAATAGAAAATTGTAGTACAAGTTATACAGGAGCATTTGTTGATGCATGTCATCATTACAAAGGTGTGTTGTCTGATTCTATTGCTACTATTAGTACCAAAAGTTTTAATTTAAAAAGATCTTAGTTTATTGTTTAAAAAATTGAATAACCTATCATTGTTTATGACAAATTGTTCTGTAAAATATATATCTATACACAGATGGAAGATGAAGATGTACAAATAGAAACTTATGATGATGAAATAAAAGAAAAAATTCAATGTGTAACCGATGGCAAGTCAAAAGTATTAAACTTAGTTGGTGTAAACCTAAATTCAACAGAAATGTCAAAAATTGTATTTGATGATGAGAGACTAAAAGTTTTGAAAGTAATACTATTGTCTCATAATCAATTGACAATAGTACCAGAAAAAACATTTGCTTCTATGCACTTAACAAATTTAAAAACACTACACATGTCATACAATCAACTGACTAGTTTACCAGAAAAAACATTTGCATGTTTGAATAATCTAGAAGAGTTATCTTTAGATTG